ATCATATTGGACTTACTACTCAAGTTGGATTAGGAACAACAGGAAGTCTATTCTTTGTATATAATGCAAGTGATGATGATAATTATGCACTAGAATCCCAATATACACAGGTAACTGCTAAAGCACAGAAAATAACAGCTCAAGTTGCTGTTTCTACTGCACATAATCTAGTAAATAAAGACTCTGTTAGATTAAGTATTAAACCTGGACAATCAGGGATTAATACAGTAAAATATAATGCAGAACGTAATAAGTTATTAATTAATCCAATTGGATTTAATACTGCAGGAATTAATACAACTACAAATACTATAACTCTTAGTAACCATAAATTAAAAACTGGTGAGAAAGTTTTTTATAGTGGTAATGGTGCTGCTACAGGATTAACAACTAATACATCTTATTTTGTTTATAGAATAGATGATGATTCTATTCATCTTGGTGAAACTTTATATGATGTAGTTAATCATCCACCAAATGTTGTAAATATAACTGATTTTGGTGGTTCTACTCAAGAATTAGCATTAATTAATCCACAAATAGAAGTTCTTAAAAATAATGATTTAGTATTTGATTTAAATCATAGTTCTCTTAGTGGTTATGAATTAAAATTATTCTATGATAATGATTTTAAAAATGAATTTGTATCTACTGGAAGTACTGAAAGTTTTACATTAACTGGAACTGGAACAACAACTACGACATACAAGTATCATAAGGATAATCCATCAGTAATATACTATTCAATTGAAAAATCTGGATTTATAAGTACTGCTGATATAGATGTTGAAAATAGATCAGAAATAGTTTATGTTGATAGTACATATACAGCAGATTATGAGGTATTTGGGGTAGGAACAACTACATTTAATGTATCTGTAAGAAAAGTACCAGAAAAACTATCATATACAGCAGCAAATATAGGTGTAGGTACTATAACATATTCTACTGATTCAAAATTAGCAGATGGTGGTATTGACAGTTTAAAACTTAATTTTGGTGGATTTGGATATCAATCATTACCTACTTTTACAGGTATGGGTTCTACAACTGGTCAGGATGCTCAAATTGTACCTAAATCTAAGATTATTAATGTTATTGATGATGTTTCAATTCTTGATCCTGGATTTGAATATCCATCAGATAAGACTTTAAGACCAGAAGCTTCAATTTCACCAACAATAACTGTAAGAGATTCTGATACAATTGATGATATAAAAGTAGAATTTGGTGGACAAAATTATATAAGTGCTCCAGATTTAATTGTTATTGATCCTGAGACAAGAACAGAAGTAACTACTGGTGCTATTGAACCAATAATGCAAGGTTCATCTATTGAATCTGTTAATATAATTACTAATTCGGTAGGATTAAAACCATCAGAACATTTAATTTTTGCAACTAATAATACAAATGGATTTACTATTGATACTGTAGTTGGACCAAGTACTGATACTGCAACTGGTATATTAACATGTGTTTTGAGAACACCAATTCTTGGTTTCTCTACTAATCCAGCACCTCTTGCTATTGGTGATTTAATTTATGTTGAAGGTTTACAAAAACATAGTACATTAGGGGATGGATTTAACTCTTCAGATCTTGGATATAAGTTCCTTACAGTTGCAGGATATACTCAAGCAAATGCTCAAGGTAATACTGAAATACAAATTGATTATACAAACGTCACTACAGTTACAGGTATTGCTAAAACTGCACAGCAAGGATATGCTTCTATAATTAAATATACTGATTATCCAAGATTTAAAGTAACACAATCACAAGCACAGTTTAAGGTTGGTGAAAAGGTTGTTGTATTGGTTAATGGTCAGTATGTTGATGAGGAATTAACTATTGCGGAAAGTGATGGTGATAATTTAAAAGTTTATGGTAAGTATAAGTTATTTGTAAATGATACTTTAAGAGGTGCTATTAGTGGAACAGTAGCTACTATTAATACAATCGTTTATAATAATGGAAGATTTGATATTAATTATTCTCTAAAAAATAATAAAGGTTGGTCTGATAGTATTGGTAGATTAAATGAAGATTTCCAAGTATTACCAGATAATGATTATTTCCAGAATTTATCATATAGTGTTCAAAGTCCTATAACATACGATGAATTTATAAATCCAGTAAATCGTCTAATTCATACTAGTGGATTAAAGAATTTTGCAGATACTGGAATAACATCTACTACTCAAGCTGGTGTTTCTACAGCCACTACTTCTGCAGAAATAGTTCGTGATTTAATAAATGAAGAAAGGGTAGATACTGTTAATATTCTTGATTTTGTTCTTGATACTGACGTAGTTGGTGGTAAGTCCAAGTACATAAAATTTGGTAATTTAAAATTATCAGATTATATAAAAAATAAGAGTAATAGAGTTTTAACTATTGATGATTTTAGTGATGAATTCTCAAATTCAGAAACTAATTTAAGTGGATATAGTCAAGAAAATGTTTATGAAGATTTTGCAAGATTCTTGGTTCAAGTTAAAGATCCAAATAATAACAATACTCAAGTTACAGAACTAGTTGTTTATAGAACTGGTGATGATACAATTACTTTTGAAAAGGGTAATGTATTTAATGGATCTCAAGAACATGCAACAATAAAAGGTGTAGATAATTTAATTAGAATAACACCCGATAATATATTTTCTGATGACCTTGATATTAAGGTTCTAAAGAGTGCTATTACAAGTAATATAGCAGGTATATCAACAAGATCTGTTGGATTTGCTCAATTAACTTCTTCAAATAGAGTTGTTGGTGTAGGTACAACTGTACAAATTACTGCTAATACTCTTGACAAGATTGAATCTTATTTTGCTGCAGTAGAAATTCAAGATAATGTTACTAAAGAAAAGAATTTTGTTGAATTATTTGTAACCCATGATGGAACAAATTCATATATTTCTCAATATTATGCTGATAGTGGAATAACAAGTTCTATATCTGGTAATTTTATTGGTACATTTACTTCAGATATTAGTTCTAATATTTTATCGTTTAGTCATTCTAATGATTCTTCAAATGAAATTAATGTTAGATCTAGAATTGTTGGATTTGGTACTACAGCAGCTGGTATAGGAACACATCACTTTAATAATGCTGGTCAAACTGCAGGAACCGAAAGAAGTGCAAGATATGAATCTAAGTATTTCAATATTACTAATTCTAATGCAAGTAGTTCTTATGGTAATAGTGTTGGTATTGATACTTCATTATTTACTAGTGTTAAGAGTGTTGTAAGAGTTTCTTGTGGAACAACTAGTGCATTACACCAGACATTAATGATGTTTGATGGTGTAGATACTTATTTGAGTCAATACCCATTTGTTTCAATTGGAACTACTACTGGAATAGGTACATTTATAACTTCTAGATCTGGTGGAAAGACATTCTTGAAATTCAAACCAGATGCTGCCTTTAATGGATCAAGTATTGAAGTTCAACAATTTGATGAATTAATTTATACTCAGAGTGATCGTTTTAATACATCACCTGATCTAATATATGGAGGTGCTAGTGATTCCGTATCATTATTATCATATAATGCTATTAATGGTGATAGGTCAACTAAAACTGAATTTGATATTTTACATGATGGTGTTCCTATTTTTGAAAAGGTATTTGATCCTTCAGATACTGCTAAGTTAAATCCAGCAACAGGAGAGTTTACTATTAGTGATCACTTCTTTATGACTGGTGAGAAATTAATTTATACACCAGGATCTACATTTGCTGGTATTGGTAGTACTGCAATGCAACATGTTTCTGGAACAGACTTACCTAACGAAGTATATGCTATAAGAGTTGATAGAGAAAGTTTTAAAATTGCTACAACAGCAGCAAATGCAAATGTTGGAACAGCAGTAACCATTTTAAGTCTTGGATCTGGAAATTCTCATAAGTTTGAGATGGCTAAGAAGATGGAGAAGAGTTTACTTTCCATTGACGGCATAATTCAGTCTCCATTAATGTGGAGTCCTATTAACACCACAATAACAAATAATGGTGCTCATATCTCTACATCTAGAACAATTTTTGAAGTTGCTGGTATATCCACAATAATACCTACAGATATTATAAAAATTGATGATGAATACATGAAGATTGTTTCTGTTGGAATAGGAACAACTGCTCTAGGTCCAATAGATGGTGGTGGAACTGCAAAATTACTAGAAGTTACAAGAGGATTTGTTGGTAGTGCAGCAACTGCACATGCAAATGGTGCTTCTCTTAGAATTTACAAGGGTTCTTATAATGTTGTTGGAAGTAAGATTCACTTTACTGAAGCACCATTAGGAACTAACTTAACTCAATTAAATGAATTTAATCTTGAATATGCTAGAGCAACATTTAATGGAAGAGTATTCTTAAGGAATAATTACACAACTAATGAAATATTTGATGATATATCTAATGAATTTACTGGAATTGGTCAAACCTTTGAAATAACAAAAGAAGGTGTTGGTATTGGATCAACAGCATTAACAACTGGTGATGCTATGAATTTAATCAATGGTATCTTCCAGGTTCCAACTACTGATAATAATGTTGGAAATAATTATAATTTTGTTGGAATAGGAACCACACAAACTGATATTATATTTACTGGTATTACTTCTACTGATGGTAGTGTAATTAAGAGTGATACTGACATTAATTCCAATCAACTTCCAAGAGGAGGAATGCTTGTTTCTGTAGGATCTACAGGTGGATTGGGTGTAGCACCTTTACATGGTGCTGTTGTACACCCAGTAATTGGGGCAGGGAAGTCTATTTCAGAGATAGTTGGTATTCCGACAATAGGAAATGCAATTGGTATCACTACAGCGTCATATGATAACCTTACAGGATATTTGGAAATAACTACAGATAAAGTACATAACTTTAGACCTTCAAATGAGGTAGTGACTCTGGTTGGTTTAGAATTTACATGTAGCGGTACATATGATGTTAGTGATGCAGTTTATAATGCTACTACTGGTGATTTAACATTAACCATTGGAGAACACGATCTTCAAGTAGGTGAAAAGGTTGGAATTGGTACTACTTCTTTAGTATTCCAGTGTAGTCAAGATAATTATGGTAGTGAGCATAGATATCCTCGTCATGGAGTTGACCCTATTGCTGGTATTGGAACTCCTATTACTGATATAACAAGCGTCAATATCACTATTAAAGTAGGTGTTGGTACTGATTCACTTCACAAATATGTAAGTGGTGGTGTTGTTAATTATGGAAGTCAGTATGTTGGTGTAACAACTACTATATTCCCTAATGCTGTAAATGACAGACCATTCTCTATTGTAGAAACATTAACAGATAAGACGTTTGTAGCAAATGTTGGTACAAGTACAGTTAGACACAACTATGTTGGTTCAGGAACTGCTTATCCTTACTACAGTGATTTAAATTGGGGTTCTGGATATTATGGTAATGTTGCTATTGGTGTAACTGATGATGTATATGAGCATAAGTTTGTAAGTGCTGGTGTTGGATCTATTACTGCTAATACAGGTGGACCATTTACTGCTACTGACGCAGTATATGAGTCACACACTGGAAATCTAACATTAACCATTCCTGGTCATGGATTAACTGTATCCAATACAGTTGGTTTTGATACTGGATTCTTGGTAATGAGTTGTTCTAGAGATAACTTTAAGACAAGTCATTCTTATCCACGTACAACTGACCCTGCTAATGCAGCAACCTTAGCAATATCTTCTGTAAGTACTGATACTATTACTGTTGGTGTAGGAAGTGCTGGTGGTGGTGGATATGGTGCAGTTGTAACTGCAACTATTCCATATAACACACATTTCTTTGAAGGTGCTGATGCTAATGCAGTTAATATTACTGGTGGTAGTCAATTAACACCTACTGATGCAACATATGAACCAGCAACTGGTGTTCTTACTATAACATTTGGATCTAATCATGGATTAACTAACTCCAATACAGTAACTCTTGATAATAATTCATTTAAGTTCTCATGTAATCAGGATAACCGTAAGAGTATTCACACATATCCTAGAACAACTGATCCTGCTTCTGGTTCAACATTAGCAATTACAGTTCCAGCAACTAATAAAATCTCTGTTAATGTTGGGCAATCACCAAATGGAACTGGTGGTGCTTTACAGTTTGCTATTGGTGCTGGTGGTACTGGATACGTTAATCCACATATTACTATTCCACAACCAGCATATGATAATCTTGAAATAACAGGTGTTTCTAGAAGAGGTATTGGAAATACTACTGATACAGGAACAGGTCAATTAATTACTGTTGCAGTTTCACCAACTGATAATGCTACAGGAATAGGATCTACTTCTTGGGTTGTTTCTGATTTTGACCTTGTTAGAAATGGGCATTCATTCTTAGTTGGAGACGTATTTAAACCAGTTGGTTTAGTAACTAGTAGATATTCAAATTCATCATCACTTATAACTGATTTTGAACTTACTGTTACCGAAACATTTACTGATAGGTTTACATGCTGGAATTTCGGTCAATTTGATTATATTGACTCTATAAAAGATCTACAAAATGGAACTAGAACAAGATTCCCATTAATGTACAATTCACAATTAGTGAGTTTTGAAATAGATGGTGAAGATGCTGATTCTGCATTAGTAGATATGAATTCATTATTACTAATCATTATAGATGGTGTAATACAGAATCCTGGTGAAGCATATAACTTTGAAGGAGGAACAACATTTACCTTTACAGAAGCACCTACAGTTAATGATCATGTTTCAATATTCTTCTATAGAGGAACTGCTGGTGATGACAGTCAAATATTTACTGTAAAAGAAACTGTTAAGAAGGGAGATCTTCTAAGAATTAAGAAGGTTGGTATTCATACAGAACAAGAACATAGAGTACTTTCTGGTATTACTACATCAGATACTATAGAAACAGAGATATATTCTGGATTAGGTGTTGATGAAAATAACTATAAACCAATGTCTTGGAATAGACAGAAGTATGATAGAGTTATTAATGGTGAAATTGTTTATAAGTCTAGAGATTCTATTGAACCATATGTTTATCCAACAGCAAGGATTATCGGAGATGTTAATACAACTCAATCAGAAATCTTTGTAGATAATGCACAGTTCTTTAATTATGAAGAAAATGAGTCATCTATTGTGATTACTGATCAAGTAAGTGCAATGATCATACCTGATTCTAGCGATCCAGTTGCTGCTGGTATAACTGCTGTAGTTTCTGCTGCAGGAACAATAACATCACTATCAATTACTAATGGTGGTGTTGGATATGGAACAGCAACTGTATCTATTGGTGCTCCATCTCATATTGGAGTTGGTATAGGATCTACTGCTACAGCAACTCTTACATTAACTAATGGAGTAATAACTGGTACTACAATAGTAAATCCTGGACTTGGATATACACAATCAAATCCACCATCTGTTATTGCATCATTCCCATCATGGAATAGAGAAAAGATTGAATCTATTGATATTATTCAAGGTGTAACTGGTATTGTTACTGGTATTACAACAAGTGCTCCTACATCTGGTAAACTAGCACTTGAATTTAGTTTAAAGAAACCTGGTAATTCTAGTTGGAGTGGAATAGCAGTTGGACAACCAATTTACATCTATGATACTACTGTTGGAACAGGATTAACATCTATTGCTAAGTCTAAGAATAATAATGATACAGTTGGAATAGGAACTTTATTTGTAGATAATATCTATCAAATACAACAGTTTAGTGCTAGTGGTAATACTGGTTTAGTTACTTGTTACGTTCACACAAATACAAGTCATGTTGGTTTAGGATCTACTGCACCAACAAATAAAATTCTTGGTAGATTCTCATGGGGTAGACTTGCTGGAATAGCTAGAACTACCGTAAACCCAGTTTCTATTGGTGTTACTGGATTAACTGTTGGATTAACAACAGGATCTGGAATAGGTACATTCCCACCAATTCAACGTCGTGATTATGGTTGGAATAATAGTGGTGCATTAAAACCAGATCTTGGGTAGTATAAATACATAAAAAATATGAAATAAATGGCTGCAATTGTAACCGATCAATTTAGAATTCAGAACGCAAATAATTTTGTAGAGTCTATAGACAATGCTGCAAATTCTTATTATGTGTTCTTGGGTCTGCCTAACCCTGCTCCAGCTACTGTTGGATTTGGTAGAAGTGGTGCAGATTTAGCTGCTTATAATTCTAATATTCCAGATCCTAGAGATACTATTAATAATATTAATCATACATCAGATACTATGATGTTTGGTAAAAAAGTTAATAGTGCAAATATTAGAAGATTGATTAAGAAAAGAATATGGAAAACTGGAACTACGTATGAAATGTATCGTCATGATTATGGTGTTGATGCAAAGTCTCCTTTAACACAATCAGCAAGATTGTATGATTCCAATTATTATGTAATGAATAAAGATTATAATGTTTATCTTTGCATTGATAATGGAGCTTCTGGAATTAATACTACAGGAAATGCCTCAAAGGATGAACCAGTATTCACTGATGTAGAACCAAGTAAGGCAGGAGAAAGTGGTGATGGGTATATTTGGAAATATCTTTTCAGTGTTCCTCCAAGTGATATTATAAAATTTGATTCTACTGATTATATTTCCGTTCCTAATGATTGGTTAACTACTGATACTGCTCAAATAAAAGCAGTAAGAGATAATGGTGATTCTACTAACAATAATAATCAAATTAAAAAGGTTTATATTGATAAGCAAGGTAGTGGATATTCAGTAAACCAATCTGGTTTAGAAGTGAATATCATTGGTGATGGTACTGGTGGAAAGGTCGTTGTTGATACTGATAGTACTGGTAAAATAACAAGTGCTGTTGTTTCATCTGGTGGTCAAGGATATACTTATGGAATGGTTGATTTAGGAACTATTAATGCTGGTGTTTCAACTGCAAATGCAGCAAAATTAATTCCTATTATTCCACCATCTAGAGGTCATGGATACGATATTTATAGTGAATTGGGAACAGATAAAGTTCTTATTTACAGTCGTTTTGATGACACTACTAAAGACTTTCCAGTAGATGCAAAGTTTGCACAAATTGGTATAGTAAAAAATCCAACGCAAGCTGGATCTGCTGCTACATTTGTTGAACCTCAATATTCTTCATTATCTGGAATTAAATTCTCTTCTGTTTCTGGTACTGTTCCTACTCCAGGTACTATAGTCCGACAAACAGTATCTGGTGGTACTGCTCAAGGATATGCCGCATCATATGATGAAGAAACTATGGTCTTGAAATATTTCCAAGATAGATCATTATATTTTAACTCAACTACAGATGATCAGCAAGATTATGTTGGTGTATCAACTAACTCACAGGTACTTCCATTTAATTCTTCTGCTTCTGATCCAATAACAACAACCCTTGGTTTTTCTGGAGTAGTTGATACTACATTTACTGAGAGTAAAGTAACAACAACAGGAAATAAAGTTATTGATCTAGCAACATCATTTACAATAGGGTTGTCTTCACCTGAGATAAATAAAGGGTCGGGTGATATCCTCTACCTAGATAATAGGCCGTTAATAGCACGAAATTCTAGACAGAAAGAAGACATCAAAATTATCTTGGAATTCTAAAAAATGCCACAGAAAACTAATTTAAATATAAGCCCATATTTTGACGACTTTGATAAGGCGAATAATTTTTATAAAGTCTTATTCAAACCAGGGTTTCCAGTTCAGGCAAGAGAATTAACAACTCTACAATCGATCTTGCAAGATCAAGTAGCATCTTTTGGTAGTCATATGTTTAAAGAGGGATCAATGGTGATCCCAGGAAATATTGCATATGATCCTGAATATTATTCAGTTAAACTAAATGATGATCATTTAGGTGTTCCAATTTCATTATACATCCAAAATTTAGTAGGAAAAAGATTAAAAGGACAAAATTCTGGTACTACTGTAGTTGTTGATAAAGCAGAACTTGCTTCTGATGGTACGGATATAACACATGCAACATTATTCATAAAATATTTAAGTGGTACATCTAATGCTAATGGTGGATCATTAGATGATGGTGAGGCATTATTAACACAAGAAACCTTTGCTTATGGTAATACTGTCTTCAATGAAGGGGATAGTGTAGTTACTCTTATTTCTTTAGATGCTTCTGCAGTTGGTTGTGCAGCAGCAGTAGAAAATGGTGTTTACTTTATTAGAGGTTCGTTTGTAAATGTTTCTGCTGACAAAATAGTTCTAGATCCATATAGCAATACACCATCTTATAGAGTAGGATTGAGTATAAATGAAGAATTAATAACTTCTAGAGATAATGATTCTTTATATGATAATGCTAAAGGATTTTCTAACTATGCAGCACCAGGTGCTGATAGATTAAAAATATCTACTGTTTTATCTAAAAAAGCGTTAACAGATAAGAACGATAAGACTTTTGTTGAGATACTTAGACTAAATGAAGGTGAGATACGTAAACTTGAAAATAAACCACAATATAACTTAATTAGAGACTATTTTGCTAGTAGAACATTTGATGAGTCTGGAGACTATACAGTAAACGGATTTGGTATTCAGGTAGCTAATTCATTAAATGATGGATTATCTAACGAAGGTGTATTCTCTGCAGGAACTACAACAGACGAAGGAAATGTTCCTACTGATGATTTAATGGCAGTTAAAGTGTCTAGTGGAAAGGCATATGTTAGGGGATATGATACTTATAAACCAGGAACTACTGTAATAGATGTAGATAAACCAAGAGATATAAAGAAAATAGAGGGAGCATTAGTTCCTCTGGAGTTAGGAAATAAAATAAAAGTCAATAATGTACAAGGAACACCTTTTATAGGTTTAAACAATAGTCATACTGTTGACTTATGTATTGAAAGAAGAGGTGGTGGAACTGCAGCAGCAGCTTCTGGATTGGTGATTGGAAAGGCAAGAGCTTATTCTTTCAGTTTAAGTGATGCTCCATATGAAAATGGTGGTTCAGAATGGGATTTATATTGCTTTGACGTTCAAACATATACTAATGTTGTTCTAAATGCTAGTTGTACTAGTGCTGAATTACCAGCATCTTCTTATATTGAAGGTTTACATAGTGGTGCTACTGGTTATGCAGTAGCAGCAGGTGCTGGTACAGATGCTGTAATATCAATAGAACAAACTTCTGGAACATTTCTTTCTGGTGAACCAATTAAAATAAATGGTTCGGATGTAGTACAAAGAACACTCAAATCTGTTAAGATTTATGGAATACAAGATGTTAAATCTGTATATCAGAATGCTGGCGGATCAGGTGGTATTGTAGATACAAATACTGTTGACTTTGCAGCAGATACTGTATTGCAAAGGGTTATTCCAAAAGGATTTAATGTTACAGATCAATTAGTAATTAATTCTGTTGGTATTGCTAGTTGTGCAGGACATAATTTTGCTGGTATTAAATCTGATACTATTATTAGATATCAGAGACCAAATTCAACTGATGAAGTATTCAATAGAGTAAGATGGGTGGCTCCTGATGGATTAACAATGGATCTTGAAGCAGTAGCTTCAGTTACTGGTGTCTGTAATGGTGCTGTACCTGCTACTGGGCAAGAAACAGTATCATTTAGTGTAGGAAGACCTAGTGTTGTCAATAATGAAAATGCTGGATTATATGCACCATTAAGTTCTAGTAATGTATCTGATATAGATCTAGCTGGTTCTACTTTACTTGTATCCAAACAAATTACTGGAGAAGGTGCTAGTAGTGTTGGTTTAATGGAAATACCTATATCATCTACAGGAATTTCTAGTGCTTTCTATGAAAATTATGATTCAGAAAGATATTCAGTTCATTATGCTGATGGAACTACTGAAGATTTAACTTCAGATCAGTTTAGTTTAAATGCTGATGGAACTTTGGTATCTCTTACTGGACTAACAGCAAATGCTGCTAATGTTGTTGTTAATACAACAGTTAAGAAAAAGGATATTAAGAGTAAGCAGAAAAATTATGTTAGAAGTGAAAAAGTAACTATTGATAAATGTGTCTCTGCAGCATCTACTACTGGAACTGGATTAACACAAAACAACTTCTATGGTCTAAGAGTTGATGACAAAGTAATTTCTTTGAATGTACCTGATGTAGCAGAAGTAGTTGGTATATTTGAATCATTAGATACTAATGTTCCTATTTTAGATAAACTTTCATTTGTAACTGGATTGGGTTTAGATACAAATGCAATTCTAGGTGAAAATATAGTTGGTTCAGATAGTAAAGCGATTGCTCAAGTAACTACAAGAGTATCTGCAACTGAAGTTGAAATATGTTATTTAACACCAGAAAGATTCCAGATAGGTGAATCAGTAACATTCAAAGAATCTAATATTATTACTAATTTACAGGATAAAACGCCTGGTAGTTATCTTAATATAACTGAAAGATTTACTTTAGATAAAGGTCAAAAAGAACAATATTATGATTACTCAACAATTGTTAGAAATGGTGGATTTTCAGCACCATCTAGAAAGATAACAGTTGTATATAATTGCTATCAAGTTCCATCTAATGATACTGGTGATGTATATACTATTAATTCATATGCTAAGGAGCAATTTGATAAGCATATTCCAATATTAAAGAATGGTGTTAGAGCTTCTGATACCCTTGATTTTAGACCAAGAGTTGCTCAGTGGAATGTAACTACTGCATCCCCATTTTCATATGGTCTTAGAAACTTTGGAACTGCTGGATCAAATCCAACATTGATTGTTAGTCCTAATGAAAGTTCTTTATTGGGTTATAGTTTCTATCTACCTAGAATTGATAAAGTAATTCTTGATAAGCAAGAAAGACTTTCTGTAGTTAAAGGTGTATCTTCAGTAGATCCTAAACCTCCAACTAATGTTGAAGATGCAATGACACTTGCAACTATTGAACTTCCAGCATATCTTTATGATCCCGATGATGCATATGTTCGTCTTGTTGATAATAGACGGTATACAATGCGAGATATCGGTCATCTAGAAGATAGAATAGATGTTTTAGAAACAGTAACATCATTAAGTCTTTTAGAACTTGATACAAAAACTCTTCAAGTTCAAGATGCTGATGGACTCAGTAGATTTAAAACTGGATTCTTTGTAGATGATTTTAAAGATACTAATCTCATAGACACAGGGAATAGAGATAATAAGTGTGATGTTAATATAAGATTGAGGGAATTAACTACTCCTAATGATTTCTTTGCTATTAAACCAGAACTAGCATTAAATCCATCTATAAATTCTGATACTGCTGACTTCTCATCTAGTTTAGAGTTATTAGATTCTAATGTAAGAAAGACTGGTGATATGTTAACCTTAGACTATAAGGAAGTTGAATTACTTGATCAACCACTAGCATCTAGAGTTGAAAATGTAAACCCATTTAATATTATAACATTTAGAGGTAATGTAACATTGAATCCTGCTTCGGATAGTTGGGTAAGAAATGTTTTTATTGCTAATGGTGAAAGAACTGTATTGGGTGATACTGAAGGATCATTTGTTACAGAAATTAGAAATGGTAGCAGACCAGACGAACATATTCGTTCAAGAAACGTAGGATTTGAGGCAAATGGTCTTCAACCATTTACTAGATATTATCCTTTCTTTGATAGTACATCTGGAATTGATATTATTCCTAAACTAATAGAAATTTCAATGGATTCTGGTGTCTTTGAGGCAGGAGAAACCGTAGAAGGTTTCCTTGATGGTGAAAGAATAATTACATTCAGAATTTGTGCTCCAAATCATAAAGAAGGAGATATTTCTACACCATTACTTACATTCTTAAACAATCCATATAATACTTCTGTTAATCTTTCAAGTGCATATTCTGCTTCAGCTAGTGTGTTGAATGTTGATATTGCATCATTGCGTGAAGATGCTCAAGGAAGATTCTTTGGATATATTACTAGTCAGATTAGTTTACTTGGAGTTACAAGTGGTGCTCAGGCAACTGTTAGTGATATTAGATTAGTTAGTGATACTTATGGGGATGTTTACGGATCATTCTTCTTTAGAGATCCATTAGCAAGTCCACCACCTCCACTTAGGTTTAGAAATGGTAGTAGGACATTTAAGTTATCTTCTAGTGAAACTAATTCTCTTGCCTTACCAGGATCTCCATCTATAAGTAGTGGAGAAACAGTTTATACAACTAGTGGTGTAGTTGATGAGTTCTTACAAGAAACTATTAGTATAAGAAATCCACCCCCACCACCAATCCCCATCATTAATAATATTACCAATATTACTAATGAAATTACTGAGGTTAATAATATTACTCAGGTTACTCAGGTAATACAGGATGACCCGTTAGCACAAACATTTAACATTGAAGGTACTGGTGTATTCTTATCTTCTGTTGATCTATTCTTTGCAAGTAAAGATACTCAAGAGAAGGTTCACATTCAGGTTAGAACAACTGAACTTGGAACACCAACAGATAGATTGGTTGTAGATTATGCTCATCTTTCATTAGAACCAACTCAAGTTAATACTTCTACTGATGCTTCTGCTGCAACAAGAGTAACATTCCCATCACCAATATACTTACCACCAAATGAGGTATATGCAATAGTTATTCTTGCACCAACAACGAATAATTATGAGATGTGGATTGCTGAAATGGGTGAACCAACAATTGATACGTTTAGTCTACCAAATACAGAAAGTGTAATTATTTCTAAACAGTATCTTGGTGGTAGTTTATTTAAATCTCAGAACGGATCTATTTGGTCTGCAAATCAATTCCAAGATCTTAAGTTTACACTCAATAAGTGTCAGTTTACTTCTGCTGCAGGTAGTGCATATTTCTATAATCCCAAACTTAATGATACTACTGGTCAGATACCAGGATTATTACCTAATCCAATAAGATGTTTACCAAGAAAGTTAAAAGTTCCTTTTGCAGCTACTTCAAATGCTTACTTATTAAGTCTATTAACAGTTGGAAGAAAAGTTAGTGAAGGTGCTGGTGGTGTAAATCATACAGGACCAACTGGTTATATTGAACAACTAGGACATCCAGCAACAACTGGTACTACAAATGTAGATATTACTGCAGTTGGTGTAGGTTATTCAACTGGTCAATTTAATAGTGTTCCTCTTTATAATATAAGTGGTAGTGGTAGTGGAGCACAAGCAATTGTTATTGCTAGTTCTGCTGGAGAAATAACTACGGTTAATATCACTAATGCAGGTACTGGTTATGTTAAAGGTGATGTTTTGGGTATCACAACATCAAATATGACTAAAGGATCAGGTGCTAAAGTTACTTTAAAAGATGTTAGTTCTAGTGTTGATACTTTATTCCTAACTGATTGTCAGGGTGAAGAATTTACTAGTGGTGCGAACTTAGTATATTATGATGATGCAGGAGTTGCTGTTTCTCTAGCAAATACTTCACTTTCAAGTGCTAGTTCTGTAATTAGTGATCTTTATGAGGGTGATGTATTTGAGTTAGAACTTTACAGTCATGGTATGCATTCTGATACTAATGAAGTTGTAATATCTGGTATTGAACCTGATACTATTCCAACAAAATTAGTAGTAGATGTAGCATCTACAGATAATACTATTAATGTTGGATCTGCTGCTACTGGTACATTTGCAAACTTTGAAGGTATAACAACATCCTTTGGTTATTTGCAGATAGGACAGGAAGTTATGTTCTATAATAGTATTAATGGTAATGGTGTTATTGGTGTTTCAACTAGAGGTATTAATGGTACTGTTGCTCAAAATCATAAGGTAGATGATCTTGTTTACAGATATGAATTAAATGGTGCTTCATTAGTTGGTATTAATACAACACATAGTCTTGCACCTCTTCCTGCTCTAGTAAGAAATTCTAAAGATATTGATAAACTTTATCTTAAAGCAGGTAGGAATGGTACTAATGATTCCAGAATGACTGGTGATCAGCAAATGAGTTTTACTACTGAAAATACTGTTGGTGGACCTAGAGGTTTCTCATCTAAGAATATACAGTTTAATTCTGTTGCCCCACAGTTTAATGTATTGACTCCTGGTGAAACTAATCTTTCTACACAAATAAGAACCGTATCTGGTACAAGTGCTGGTGGAATTGAAGCATCATTTGAGGATCAAGGTTATGAAAATATTGAACTAAATCAAGCTAATAGACTATCATCAACTAGAATCGTTTGTTCTGAAGTTAATGAATTATCTAAACTATCTGATTTACCTAAGAATAGATCACTTACATTAAGTATGAGACTTACTACTGAGAATGCAGATCTATCTCCAATAATAGATACTCAGAATGGTACAATAGTATTCCAAAGGAATAAATTAAACAACCCAGTTGCAAACTATACTGATCAATCTATTGCTAATGTTGATGCTGGTGATAGTCATGCTGCAATTTATATTTCAAATCAAATAGATTTGAAACAACCAGCAAGATCACTTAAGGTATTAGTTGCTGCACATAGACATGCTTCATCTGACTTTAGGGTTCTCTATAAACTCACAAGACCAGATTCAAGTGAAATTGATCAAGGATATGAGTTATTCCCTGGATATGCTAATATGACTGATGCTGATGGTGATGGATTTGGAGATACTATTATTAGTGATCAATTAAATAATGGTTTACCAGATGCAATTGTGAATCCAAATCGTGATGATCAGTTCTCTGAATATCAGTTTACTGCTGATGATCTTGAAGAATTTACTGGATTCAAAATCAAGATTGTATCTAGTGGAACTGATGAAGCAAATCCACCAAGATTTAAAGATTTAAGAGCTCTAGCATTAGCATAATGATACCAGTTGAAGGACACAAAAATCTTTATAGAGATAAGTCTGGTGCAATAGTAAATACTGATATATCTGGGTATAATCAATATATCCAGATGAGGTCTGCTAAACGTACTCAGAAAGAAGAATTAGACAAGATTAAGCAGGATATTGACGAAATAAAGTCAATGCTAAAACAGATAACAAAAATAGTATAAATATATTCTAGATCCCCTTAGTATTATAATAAATGGCTGCTGTTTATGTTAGTAATCTAGTTATTAATACTGGAACAACATTTGAACAAACATTTACTCTAGAAGATAGTGAGTCTGCTGCTCTATTGGATTTGACTGGTTACTCGGTTAAATCATCTATGAGAAAGCATCCTACTAGTAAAGCAAAAGTTACGTTTGATGCTACTATTCCAAATCCAACTACAGGTGTAATTAAAGTAGGTTTAACATCTACTGCAAGTGCAGGTATAAAAGGAGGAAGGTATGTGTATGATATTTTAGTTACTGACACTGCAAATACGGTAACTAGAGTAGTTGAAGGATCTGTAATGGTTAGAGCTGGAGTAACTACGCATGGGTGATAATTATGCCTATTAGAGTAAGAGTTGGTCAAGCACCAGCAGTTAAAGTTGTTTCATCCTTATCAGGATCAAAAACTATTAACTTGTCTGGATTAAATGATGTAAGTGCAAATACCCCACAAAATGGTATGGTGTTGGTTTACAACTCTACATTATCAAAATGGGAAGCAACATTATCATTAACACCTGGTGTAACACAGAATCTAGATATCAACGGAGGTAGCTTTTAATGGCCAGTATTATACGAGTAAAAAGATCGACTGGTACTGCTGCACCAGGGTCTCTTAACTACGGTGAAGTTGCAAACACTGTTGGTGTAGGTACTCACGGTAATAAAGGTGGTAGAACATTTATTGGAGATAACTCTTCTAATCCACAGGAAATTGGCGGTAGATATTATACAGACTTATTAAGTATTGCTCCAGGTTTGGTTGCTGGACAAAATAACCCAACAACAGCTACTAAT